AATACCTTCTTGCTGAGTTGCCATCATGGCATTTAAATTTTCTAAACTTCCGCCAGCCTTACTAAATAATAATGGTAGTCCTCCGGTCGCGCCCATCATACTAACAAATCCCATTTGTAATTTAAAGGCTTGGTCAGCCCCCGCCGCCGTTTGAATGACCATTTCCTTTAAAGCTTGAGCTGCTTTATTTGCCACACCTGGTATTGTACTTCCCAACAGAGCATAAAGGGGTCCGCTTCCTTTCATATTCATTGAGCCGGACAAACCCAACAAAGTTTTTGATAAATTTCCTGCTTTATCCGCAGCATTTAACATTGACGCGGCTTGCTCTGAAAAAAGTTGCGTATTTCCGGTAGAAGATTTAAAAACATCATTCGCTTTACCAGCAGATAATATTGATTGTGCCATTAAATCAGTTATTTCTGTCAATTTTGTATTGGCTGCGGCGGCAGCTATACTACGTTGTACATCAGTAAGTTTTAAATTACTTGATTCGGCTAGCATTTTTCCATAATCACCTGTAGCCGTCGCTAGTTTTGAAGTAGATTCAGTTGTGCGATTATTGGCATCGGTTAAAGCGTCTTGTCCAGCAACAGCTTGCGTAGTATCTGCTGTTGGTGGAATTGGTGGATCTGCCATTTATTTTTAACCTTTTAGTTTGCGCTTGCGACGTTTTTTTATTGGCTTTTCATCAGCCTTTTGAATGCGATCTTGCTCAACCATCTTTACAGATCCTTCAAACTCTTCTTCACTAGAAATATGCTTAGTCGAACCTTCACCGGTCATTTGCTTTACAGCCTCTGGATTAATGAATGACCCTACTAGATATGCGTGATTTTTCACTATTTCGATGTCATCATTTTGATCTTCCAGCCAATTTTCAAACATCCATAATTTTAAAACCGGGTCCATACTCTCTAATACGGGGTCATCCGGCATTTTACCGAGCGTTTTAACTAAGAACCAGAGGAAACGATGATCTGGTTCATTTATTATTTTTTTAAGTCGTCTGCGACTTTCTTCGCGTCTTCTTCTGTCTTAATTGCATATTTTTCAGTTACCTCATTAAGAAGGCTTAAATACTCTTCATAAAGCCTAGAGGTAATCCTTTCGTCTAATTCATCGCCAATAAATTCTAATCTAGCTTCTAACGAATCATCTCCCAAAAACATTCCAATTTCATTACCAGCAACATGCGTGATCGACCTGGCTAACAGTTGCTTCCTTGTTTCAAAAGATAGTTCTACCGTTCCCTCATACATTACAGCCATCATAATGGCTTCTCTAATCTCTATTCCTTTTAATGTTTGTAATTGATATTCATACTCTCCAATAAGGCAAGTTCGAGTATTTCTTTTAAGACCAGATAAAAGTTCAACTCTCTTTTTTGCGGCGGCGGTTAAACGTCCCCGTTTTGGATTTATCTTTTCTTGCCGGGCAGCAGACATATCCTTTTCAACATCCATAGTTAATGGCTCCATGGATTGCTTAGCCCGTATTGCCTGTAATGTGCTTGGATCTAACTTAATGCCTCTTTGAGCAAATTTAGCCTCAAGCTCTTGTATATTTTCATCTTCTTGTCCTGATTCATCACTTACTTCGAACTCTCTTAATCCTTGTGATGCGGGCAGCGTCTTATTCATAATTTCACTTTTAATACCAGGCATATTGACTCCTCAAATAAAATATCCTCTAATGATTATATATCATTAGAGGATTAAACTTTATAAGTTTATGATTTTAAGATTATGGGAGGGTAAAAAACGCTTTAAGTAATCCTGGAGCATCGAGAGCGCCTCTTCTCTCACCTCTATCAGCTGATTGTTCCATATCATCAATTGCAAGAGGCATACTTTTGGTTCCGCCCCTTGCTGCGTTACCATTGGAAAGCTTAGTATGAATTGCTTCAGCTTCCCAAGTCATATTATCGGTAATAATCCAATTATCAGCATTAAATGAATAACTAATTCCGCTAATCCAAACGCTTTTAATTGTTGTATATAATGCCGATCCATCATCGCCATTCCACTTATCAATAATAACAATATCAAATGGAATTCTTTGAGCAGAAACATGAACGAAACCTCTGCTAAAAGCTTCCGCAATTCTCATCCGATCAAATCGAACTCTCTCACAAGCTCCTGAAATATTGGTTGAACTTATTGGTACAGAATCGATATGTCCATCAGTACCAACCTCATCGATCATTTTTAATGCACGCTTTTCATCAATACTTAATTTTTGAACTGCGCCGACCATATTTGCACCAACCATAATAACAATATTAGTTGCTATTCCGGTATTTGTATTATTTTGTCCGCCCGGATACGAGCCAAACGTTGTGCCAGTCTGAGGATAAACCATATTATAAACTCCATTTTAATATAAGCTACTTGAAATTATGCAGCGTTATGCCTTATTCTATTTATCATCGAATAAATTTCGTTTAGTCGATAAAGATCTTAAATTATCTAGCTTCAACACCATATGACATATATATATCAATGATATTGATACATCATTTATAATTGCGAAATTATATTGTATATTTTCCAGATCCGGACCATCTTTTGTATTATAATAATCCAAGCGATACTTTTATATAAATGAAATTTACAGGATATGTTGGTTGCGCTTTAACGGTAACATTCCATTGTCTTGGATCGACGGAATCTCTAACAATATTTAAGTCCTTATATGCCGTAATCAATCCTTGTGAAACGAATGCATTCATTGCAGCATCGCCGCGGGCGCTTAATGCCGCAATAATATTATCATTCTCTGCGATACCAATGAAGCCAGCGAATGCGCCTCTAAGTGACTTAGCAAGTCTATCTCTGATGAAAACGATGCTGATTTCTTGTTCTTCAGGGTAGCCGCTTTGAGTAGTCGTAAGACCCCAAACAACTCTGCCTCCGCCTGCAACCGGTTGAAGCGTCGTGACGCCCGCCTGTGCAAGTTGTTCAAGAACGAGGGTTGAGAATTGTCTGCTTCTAAGGATGGTGAATCCGGTCAAAACTTTATTAGTAAGTGGTATTGCTACGTTGCCGACACCTGATAAATAACCTGCGGCTGCAGCGGCAATGTAGAATCCGTCAAGAAGAACGTTATCAGTTCCAGCTTGAACTACGATTTGGTCTGGTCCGAAATAGACGCAACGGAAGGTATTTCCGAAGGCATCAGAGACTGAATAATTAGTTAAATCTTCAGTTGTTCCTGCTAAGATTTCAGTTGGGGTGTCTCCTTGAATTCCTTCAAGAATACCAATATCTTCAACTGCTGCAGGAGAGGCTCCGGTCAAATTAGATGGAGTTAATCCATTAATTGCTCCGCAGAACAGAACTCTTTCTTTCTTATTTTTAATTGCGCTCATGTTTTTGCAGTGAATGAGTGTATTTTGGAAAATAGCAGAAATGGTTTGTTTTGGGAGTGTAACTACGATGTCGCACTCTTGAGCTTCTAAGCTTCCGATAGCAGTAGTCCATCCAGCATCATAGAAACTTGCGTCTCTCGTATCGATAAGAGTAACTCTTAGAGAATATCCGTTTGGAACTACAAGCTTATTAACTACAACGTAAGCTTGCGTCGCGACATCAAGACCGCTATCAACAACCTCATATCTTAAGCTTCCTTCAGAGATAAGAGTGGTAATCTTAGGAGTTAATCCTTTAACATGCAATTTACCATCAGATACACTAGTAATTGTAAATGTTCCATTGTTAATGGAGTTTGTAGCATCAATCACTTTAAGTGTAATGGTTCCGGACAAAGATGATGTATCAAAGACAACAGAAGGAGAGCTGAAGACTCCGATGTATCCATCAATAGCATAACCGTCAGCAGTCATATAACCATCGAAACCGGTTATAATTGAAACGCCCGCTGGGTCATGGATTGCTGTATATCCATAAGCATATCCGCCTGGAGCAAGAGTTGTATCGGTAATAAATTGATTAACCGTTGGGCTTGTGCCTATTGTATAAAAATCTGTTTTATTTGGAAGAACTTGAGTTTCTACATTCGTAGTGTTATTCTTAACAAAGAAATGAATGTTAGAATCAACGTATGGTAGAACGCCAACTGGAAGTGGGAAAACGTGATCAGCATCATTGGTTGTAAGAGAAGTGACGCCATCACTTAAAGTGAATGAGGTTCTTCTTGGCATTGATGGTGCCGCTTGGACGCACATAATGCCTGGAGCGCCGTTAGCAAACGCCAATTGACATGCCAAGGCAAGAGTATTATCCGTGCTAGCTTGTCCGTGCTTCTTGGCAACGTCTTCTGGGGTTGCTAAGAACTCCGCGTCATTCATATTAATTTCTGGAATATATGTTGCCGTTAAGGTATCGTTTTTCGATAGAACGCCGCTCTTAACTTTAATGGTAAAAGAGTCGCCCTCTACATAAACTAAAGCGCCTTCCCAAACTATGAAAGTTAAAATTCCATTTGTCGCAGAAGTTCCATTGGCAACCCAAACTACCGGATTACCATTTGCGTCTAATTTTTGTCCGGAGATTGATCCGAATGCAGAGAATTTTGCGGTCTTCGCGATAGGAGCACCTAAACCATCTCGTTGAACCGAAATGCATTTTACCGTCCAAGTTTCGGTTGGAGCATTGTCATCAGATAATGTTAATCCGGCAAGATATCCATCAGAGCCCGTATTTAATGTGCTTGCAATCCAGTCGGCACCGCCTTGATCAACCAAGTGCGCCGTTTGTAGGGCAATTTGTCCGGTGGTAATATTTAAGCTATAATCAAAAGCGGTGCCTGGAGTCGTAGGTGGAGTTGATCCATCTTCAAAACGCGTTAAAAGCACTCCGTTTTTAAACAATGAGGTTCTATTTGAAATAACTGGGAAAGATGATAGTATAAAATGCCTACCGTCTGCGCCTGATGAACTCGTGTAAGTAGAGTCAAGCCCATCATTTCCGCTACCTGCAGCGGAAGAAACGATAACTTCATTCGTCTCTCCTTCGCCAATAAATGCAGCTATTCTTACTCCGCCAGGGATTGACGCTCCGCGTGATTGAGTCACAACGTCGGTAAAAGCTCCTGGTAGTACGCTACCGCCTGATCCTGGTATATTTCCACTCATTATTAGTCCTTTAAAGTTAATTTACCTTTATATCATTAAAATGTTAAATTATTACTTATTTGATGATATATAGTTTTTCTTTTTCTTACTTATTAGGTTCAAAACCGCCAAAATCTTTATTTTAGCTTATCGCTGCCATAATATCAAGCAGGTTAGTATTGGTGTTAATTGTAAGGTTTTGAGCTACAACCGGAACCGCCGCACTTAAATTACTAAATTCTAATGAGAAGCTAATTGCCGCAATAACATTATTTATTGGAATTTCTCTTCTCCACTCAGTCCTTATTGGTAATGTAATAGTTTGCCTAAATAATTTACCATTTCTATCATCTGTTTCACTTGGAGAGCTAACTTCAACTGGTTTGCAGATTATTCCTGCCTTTTGCATTAACTTAAATTTAATATCTGTAAAGCATAGGGCGACCTCCTGAACAAGATCATCTCTTGCTCGAAGGCTCCTTGTCATAACATCAATTGCTACGGAGCCTTCCCAAGCTCCCGCAAAAACAAAGCTTTTTGGATTTTTGAAGAAAGTTATATTGCCATATCCATCATCAAAGGCTCTAATGTCCCAGATAACGGTACTCTCTTCCCTATTTATAGAGATGGGAATGGAGCGGCTGCCGGCATGTTTAACCAGAATAGCAGGATAGAAGACAATATTATCTCGATAATTTTCCCCAATAAATAATCGAGTGGTCACGTCATCATTAACGCCGGCATCTTGAGGTAAATCCGTTTGATCTACCGTATTAGCAAATCCCCACTTATCTTTAGAGTAATGATAATATGTATCTTCTGAAAAATAATCTCTTAAGACGGCTATGATCATTTCCTTGGGATATACAATCATGGAGTTTTGAACCACGTTATGTA